ACAGGTAGACAAAAAGAAATATTGCCTGATTTAATTAACATTGATAATTTATCTTGTGAAGATTTTAAAAAGATGTTAGATAGATTATCTAGTATTACTTCTGCTAGTGGTGATTTAGTTACTGCTACTACAAATGCTATTAGTAGATATATTAGATTAGATAAAATACCAACATCTATGTTTAACATGGTTGCTAATATTGTAAAACAAGCAGGGGCTTTAGCATATGAAGAATGGATAAGATGCCAAAAAAGAAGTATGATGAATACTGCTGACCCATCTTGGCAATCAACATTAGAAAGGTCTGAGGATAATAAATTTAATACATGGGATAATATTCTATTAGCAGCATATAAACCATTAGAAGATGAACAAAAAATGTCTATTGCTATGGAATTTATTGTTAGAAGAGTAGTAGATATTTTAAAGAGAGAAGGTGCTTTACCAATGAGAACATTATATGATGCATTGTTAGGTGAAACTACAAGATTACCTGCTGCTCAAAAAATAAGAGGGGTTTTAATTAAAGCCTCTAAAGGCACTTTAAGTAAGCCATCTTTAGTTAAATTTAATAATATGTTTGAAAGAACATATGACAAAGATGGTATGTCTGTGTTTAGTTTAGTAGGTGAAGAAGAATGACTTGGGAAAATTATTTGAAAGCAATTTCTGATGAAGATATTACTGATTGGGAATCAGCATTAAAGGCTTTTACAAAGAAAGGGAAAGAATTAGGAATTCCTTTAAGTGTTATTGAATTATTAAAAAAGGCAGTTGATGAGAGTGAATAATTATGTCTTGGGAATCATTGATTAAAGTACAAGGTATGCAACCTAAAACAATATCTAGTACACCAACAATGGATTTAGACATTAGACCTACACCTAAGAGAAAACCTAAGAAAACTTGTTTAGAATTATTTAATAAAATTGTAGATTATGTTTTAGAAGAAATAAATAGAATTGAAAGAGGTTCAGCCCCTTTGTGGAATACGGGTCAAGGAAATAATACTATGAGTAGTAGTGGTTGGTATAACATATGGACTTATTATTTTCTAAAAGAAGAAGATTATCGTAGAGATGACTATTTTTCTAAAGTTTTAATTAATTCAGAACATGATTGTGGTTATGCTGAAAATGAAGATGATGCTTGTTATCATCTTAAAAGTATATCAAAAGCAACAGTAAGCCCACAAAGAGAATTAAGAGAAACTGCAAAAGACCCATTACCACAATTAGAATATTCTATACATTTAAATACATTTCACATGGATGATAAAGACCCATGGAATACAATACATGAAGATGGTACAGTTACAGGAGGACCTAGAACAGGTGCTATACAATTATCAGTAGATGTTATGGATATTAATAATCACCCATATGCATTATTTTTAAGAGAAATGGATGATAAAACTATCATTCCTGCTATTACAAGAATATTAAAAGAACATGATGAAATGTTCAAAAAGGTTATACAAATGGCTAAAGATGCAGTAGCCGAATTAGGACTATAAAGTTAAATAGGGGTAGAAGTATGGACAATACAATGAGTAGTTGGACTAATGCGTTAAAACATGTAATCATTAAAAATGATGATTTCGTAGAAGACTACGGTTTCTTTAATGATGCTGATATTGCTAATTGGTTTAAAACATTAGAATCAACATTTGAACAAATGCTAGATAGAATAGGTGTAGATTCAAATCCTGATGATTTACAAGGTTTAGCGGAATTACTTGAAGGTGGATATAAACCTAAAGCAAATAAAAGATTATCTTTTAATCAAAGAAAAATTAAACAATTAGGTATGGATATTGCTACATTACTTTTACAAGAATGTATGGAAAAATTTATGACAGAATATTCTAAAACTATGGAAGATGATAATGAAAGAAGTATTAGAAGAATGTTAGGTTCACAAGCATATACTGATACATTAGAAGCAGTATTTGATTTTACTGAAAGTTTATTATCTTCTATATTTGATGCGTGTTATGAAGTAGTTAGGTCAAATGCTGATAGAATGGCTATGTTAGATATTGTACCTGACGACCCATCAAGAACAATTGTTGGAATAGACCCTGATGAACCATTAAATCCTGAAATGAGAGAAGTAGTTACACAAGTTTTAGAACAAGAACTTGAAGAATCTGTACCTGAAGCAATTCAAAGAGCAACAACACAAATTACACAAAATCTTACAGGGGATAAAAAAGAAATTGGTGAAGCAGTTAAAGACTCTTTAGAAAATACAATGATTAGTTTTAATATGGGTACAATGTTAGAAGAATTTGGTGCTTATGTTTATCAATCATTTTTCTTAAAATTGCCACTACAACAAATGGCTATGAATAGAAATGAATTAGTAGCAGACCAAAGCAAAGAAGATGATGCTAGAATAAGATTTGAGGAGATGACAGATGATGAAAGACAAAAATTTGAAGAAGAATTTAAATCTAACGACCAACATAGATATGAATACGACTGGTTTTCTATACTATCAAAAGAATCAGGAGTAGGTATGACTTCTAGTGCAGGTTTTGTACCAGCAATTCGCAATATTACATATGGTGAAAAACCTCCTTGTGAAAGATGTAATGATAAAACAACGCCTTGTGGATGTGATGATTAATGGGAGTAATAGATGGAACAGATGTTCTTGATGTAGAACAAAGAGGAAAATGGCGAAGTGTAAAAGCAAGATATGATGCATGGAAAAAGAAATGGGAAGCAGGTACAGAATGGGGAATTGTTGGTGGTTCTCCTTTGAAGAATTTACCTGATACAGTATTAGACCAAGCATTAGAACACGGTAATGCTACTTATGCTAGAGATAGGGCTAGAACAATTGAAGGTTTAGGAGATTTAATTGAAGCAGTAAGTGAAATTATTGATGGTGATGAAATCTTAACAGAACATTATGAAGAATTAGAAGATTCTATTGAACAGATGATGAATGTATTAAAAGTTAGAAAATGGAATCCTAGAAATATTCCTTTCCATACAGTTATTTCATTTACAGAAGGTGGTGAAGGAGAAGAACCCACCATTAAAAGAGGAAAGGTATACGGTCATTATAGAACAGAAGCATATAATCAATATGTAGCATGGGCACAAGAAAACAAAGAAGGTTTTAAAGGTAAATTAGCCGATACAAAACCAAGTTGGTATAATAAAAAAATGGGTCAAGCAAAACCCCCATTATGGTTAGCAATTACAGGTGAAGAATCTGATGGTATGTTAGCAATTGCTAGAGCAGCGTTAGATGCCTGTAATAAAATTAAAATTCAAGGTCCTGTACAATTTGGTATTTTTAATAACAAAGGACCTGAAATATTAGCACAAATTCCTAGCGTTCAAGAACATGTAAGAACAGTTGTTGAAATGCCTCAAATATATCCAAGAGGTAAAAGTAGAGCACCTGTAAAAGATAGATTAAATGCTGCTTTTACTAATCATGTATTTGAAATTGCTAATGAAGAAGAAGCGAAATTATTTGGTCAATTTATTAAAGGGTGGGATACCGTACTTGGGTTAGAAAAAGTTAAGGAAGTAAAACTTAGATTCCCTAAAAATAATTTAGCGTTAAATAAATTAATTAGAATTGTTATGGGTGATGAAATGGACACATTCCAAAAGCCAGGTTCTTCTAATAATAAAGATGATGCTAATTATGCACCTGCTGGTTTAATGCTTAAATCCGTAGAAAAATTTGGTAATCAAGTTTCATCTTTAGAAGAAATGTTACAAAAGAAAACAAGATGTTTTAATCCTCAATGTCCTTTAGCAAGACAATTAGGAAATAATGATATTCCTGTAAAAATGTTAGATTCATGTAGTTTAAAATATTCAAGACAATGTGCTGCTACTAAAAGACAACCACAACAAGGAATGCGTAGGCGATAATTATGAGTTGGGAAAGCATATTAAAATTCGGACCAAGACAAGTACCTAAACAATCTTTAGGTTCTAAAAGACCTACAATAGATGTAGAAAATATTAAACCAACACCTAAAAGACCAAAACCTAAATTTGTAGTAAGTATTACTTCAAGATTTGGTGAAGGTATATTGGCTAATAAATGGGCTACATTATATTCAGATGATATTCAAAGATTTGATACAAGAGATGAGGCTAAAGAATTTCTTATACAAACTATGTATGAAAAAAGAAACCCTGACCCATGGACTGTTGAAGGAGATAATGAGAGAGGGGTATGTATTGTATATGACGGTGTATTTGAAGTATTAGGTGCACCTTCATATAAATATTATATTCACCCTGAAAATGAAGAATTACCTTCTCCTTTTCAATTTGATGCAAGAGTATCAAATACTACAAGAGAAGCAGTATTAGATAGACTACATGGTAGACCCTATGGCACTACAAAAAGAGAGGATTCAGATGACTAGAAAAGTTAGAAAGTCTTGTAAGTTTTGTCAACATCCTGATTATGAAGGATTAGAGCAAGATATATTAGCAGGTAATATTTCATGTGATGATGTAGATAAACAGAATGGTTGGTTTAGTGGAACTGCTAAAAAACATATGCAAAATCATTTAGGAGAATACCATGATAATTCTAACCCATCTTGTTCATTATGTACACATCCTAATAGAGCAGAATTAGAAGTTAGAATTACAGAAGGTGAATTAAAACCAAGTGAAGCGGCTGAATTATTAGGTTGTTCAGTAGACCAAATTCAATTACATATGACTAAACATTTGAAACCTATTGTACAACAACATGCTGCTATGGATATAGCAAGAATTGAATTAAATGAAATAGATTTATTATCAGGTAATGTAGATGTTCTACAAAATAAAGTACAAGAACTTTTAAATAATACAGAACTATCCACCAAACAGATAGACTCTCTTACTAAGTTGGCTAAGGAAATTAGAGAATCCTTAAAATACTTATTAGAGTTTAAAGGACAATTAGTGCATAAGCGTGAGGAAACAGTTATTGTCCAACAAGTAGAAATTATACAGAAGGTTTTAATAGAGAAGTACCCTGAGATATGGACAGAAATAAGAGATGATGTAGCGGAGATGTTAACATGAGTTGGAAAACAATATTAAAAATAGATATGGATGAAGCCAACAGATTAGGTCGTAAATATGCTTCTGATGATGCAGATATGCGAGAACAAATGATTTATGAGGCTGAACAAAAAACTGATAAACTCCGTGAAAGAGTAATGAGAGGTATTGATACTTTTGAAGAACAATCTTTTTCTCCAAGTGAAATATCAAGTGGGGAAGAATTAAAAGAATTAGAAAAAGAATTTGCTTTTGCTTATGTTTATGATACTATGTTTGGTAGAGTAAGTTTAACTGTAACTATGGATGGTAAATTATTAAATGGTTATTTTGATGGTAGAGAAATTGCTTCTACTGCTGATGCTACAAAACTTAATAAAGAAATGTTACAATCCCAAGAGCGAGAATATGCAGGTGAAACACAACGCTCTCAAATAGGATATGCTGAAACACCTGATGAATACTATTACAATTAAATAAAAAAGGAAGTGAATAAAATGAGAAATGGAGACAGAAGTTTTAACGACAGATTAGTATCAAGAACAGTATTGCCTGTAATTTATTTATGGATGTTGGCTAGTGGTGCAGTAGTATATACAGGTATTATGAAGCCCGATGTTGTACTAAATAATCTAGATGGTTTTATTGCTCTTATTGCTATTATTGGTGGTGTCGCAGCACCAGCGTTTAATACTTTACTAAGAACATGGGAAGCCGAACAAGCAAACGAAGTTGCAGATATGCCTGAACAATTTGCTGCAAATAGAGTTGAAGATGCAAGAGAACATGAACATCGAATGCATATTGAAAAGCAGGATAATGACCACAAGGTAGATATGCAAAGAAATCCTCCCGAACAATGTAAAGACGAATGTGTATGGGAAGTTGATGACGACTCAGGAGAGTGAATAAAATGGTAAAAGAAGAAGAACTAACAGACAAAGTAGAGAAAGTAGATGATGTTGTAGAAGACATTGTAGAAGAATTAGAAGACTTAGGTTTAATTGATGAAAAATTAGCAAATAAGATTCTTGCTAAGGTTAAACTATATAAGAAATATATTCTTATTGCTATCCCTGTTTTAGTAGCAGTAGTAGTCGCAGTACAATCACTATGAAGGTGATTTAGATTGTGGTTTTCTATTCTCAAGGCTGATGGTATCGGTAATTGGACTAATATTTATTTAGGAAAAGAACCATATCCTTCAGATGAAACTATTAATAGTTTAGATGATTCTACATCTAAACAAAAAGCAAGAGAATTAGATACCACAATTAATAGAATTGAAACTGCTTTACAAAATATACCCGAAGAAAATCCTGATTTAGAAGATAGAAATATCGCTACCATGAGGGTTTTTGGTGCAGGTAGAGAAGGTAGAAGAAGTTATGTTGAACCTTTAGGTGTTGAAGGTGCTACTGAAGAACTAGAGAAATTAAAATCTTATAGAAATAAATTTGCAGTAGAAACTACATCTCAAGCAGAAGTTAAAGAACAATTACAACCTTTAATTGATAAGGCTGAACAAAGTAAATCTTTTGAAGATATTATGGAAGTTTGGAAATATATTAATGGTATTACAGATGGAAATTGGATGAGGGCTAATCAAAGATGGATGCGTAAATTATCAGATTTAGTTGATACCACAGATGAGTTTGCTAAGGTAATTAACAATACAATAACTGACCGTAATAATTATGGTTATGTAGAACAGGTTGCTAAAATATTAGGTTGGGGATTAAAGGGAGAAAGAGAAACAATTGAAGTTAGAGGTGGTAAGTCTAGTCAAAGAATTGATACAGATGACCCACTATCTCAACCAAAACAACAAAAATATGTTTCTACTTTTACTAACAATAAAACAGGCAAACCAATTAAAATTTTACATGAAGGTAAATCTAAAAAGGCTATTGAAGAAGCCGAAAAAAGAGCCTTATTACAAGCAGGTAAAGAAAAAGATATTACATATGTAGGTACTGAAAAAGGTACTAAAACAGAAGGTGTAGAAACCAAAAAGAAAAGAAGAAGAACAAAACCTGGAACTTTACA